CCTATCAATAAATAGTTGTATTGATTTTGATAATGGTGCAAGACCAGCAGAGATCATGCTTCTGGCATAATCATTCTCTGACTCTTTACCCTTCTGAATATTTAACTGGACTTTTGGTTGTCGGGAATCATATCCCCGATCACACATTTCTTTCTCTACCTGTTCTTGCTTGCTCATAAATAACTCCTTGTTTTCATTAACAATTTGAGTTACTTACTGCTACCCTCCCAGAGTGGTGCGAGTGGCCGGACTCGAACCGGCACGACCATTACAGTCTCTGGATTTTAAGTCTTCTTAATCCGCAGATAAAACAAAGACTTAAATATAAAATCGTAGGTAACAGTAAGCATCTCATTAACATCATCTAAGACGCTATAGATGTACTGGATTCTTTAGTATTTAGCACCTTTACAGCTTCATGCAACTGTTTCGGTGCGTGATGGGCATAGATCATTGTTGCCTGAATACATTCATGCCCCATCCAATCCTTTACAACACCCAAAGGAACACCCCTCTGGACTAACCTTGTTGCACAGGTATGTCTACATAGATGTGGTACATACCATTCTTTATCTGCATAGCCCTGATGATCCCTTACCCTGTTCCATATAGTTCTTAGCCAGTAGCTGTTATAAGGAAACAGCTTATCTGTAGCTCTACACTTCAGATAATAAGGTCTTAGTATCTTCTGCACCTCATCAGTCATAGGCACAGATACAGGGTTATCACACTTACGATCAGGAAAAGTTATCTGATTAAGGTTAAAATCCACATACCTTTTTTCAAGACCAAACAATTCACTCAGTCTTGCACCTGTATCAATCAAACACTTAACAAAATCATGATGTTCATAAAGACCCCAATGTAAAAAGGTACTTAACAAATCATCTTCCATTGACTGTGTAAAGTAATGTGTCCTTCCCTTTGTTTCTTTCAGTCTTTTAGGAAACTGAATCATAGATATATAACCATCAGAAGCCATCTCCTCCAATGTAATCTTCAGAGCAGATACTTTCTTATTGATAGTTTTATTACTGTTATCAAAGGTTTCCCTGTGATAATCAATCAAAACATTAACTAGCGGCTCTGTTATCTGACTGACAGGCAGATCACCTATAGCTTTAATGTTATGGTTCATACGCATGATGTAATAATCAGCGTCAGGTGTTCCACGTTTGCGTCTGTTATATACAGTTCTTACAGCCTGAGATAAACGTGGGCATCTAGACTGCGGGATTCCTCTGGGCATGGAATACTCCTTTAGTAGTAGTTAAGAATGAGAATCAGTTTTAATACAAACTAATTTAAAAAGTCAAGTTTTTTTTAATATCTTCCAGGCGTAAATCAATAAATTCAATTCATCAATTCTTGCCTCAGCATTTTCTATACGTTCATCAATAGCACGTTCTCGATCATGCCGATATTTATTTAAATTTACTACGTTAGTCATTTGATACTTTTGTACTGGGTTATTAGTTCGGTAAGGTCTGCTAATAAATCATCACATTGGTTGCGTAAATCCACTACAGATTCCTTACCCTCATCAATCAACTTAGCAATTTCTTCTAACGTATACTCTCTGGTGCTGAAAGTTTTACCACATTCCTTGCAAGTTCTTGACCTCCACACATAAGAAGCGTTAGGTCGGTCTCTTGTCTGACCATAAGCAATACTATTGCTTCCGCATTTAGGACATTGAATCATCTTTATCCTGGTTTCTTAATTGGATTAGTTTTGTATCTAGCTTCTCTAGGCATAGATCCCACGCATCATCCTCACTGATGTCCAGTTTACTGGCAATAGACTGTGCAAGCTCCCTTAAATGCGTAGCTATCGCTGTAAGGTTGTACGGATAATCACTCATGTGTCTATCTCCAAAAGTGTTTGAATACATTCTCTTTTTAATAAAGTAATGCACTCTTTTTTATCTAATTGTTTGCGTGAAAGATTAGGTAAAAGTTGTGGAACATTACTACTCTTACCTAAAATCCTACATAACCTTTCATGTATGCACTCTAACTCTATAAGAATTGCATAATCTTTTCTTTTCATTTTAAATACTCCATACATACTTCTACGCCTTTCCTGCATAAGCCTCTTTGCTTTTCTGTCAGCTGAGAACCTATAGATTCAGCCATTTTTATACATTCTTGAGATAGGGCATCATCAGGTGCGGTAACAGCCAGTACTAAGGCATGTAAATATGCCTGTTCATGGTCTTTGATTTTAATTTTCATTTGATAAATAATAATCTGGGACAATAGACTCAAAAGAGCCTGTTAAAAATTCAAAATAAAAAAATTCTTAATAGGTCCATTAAAAGTTCGGCTACGGATAATAAGCAATTAACAACAATAAAAAAATAAAAAAAAAGAAAGAAGAAAAAGCCTAAATTTAATTAGGCTTGTCTTCTTCTTTAATATCAAGTGCTTTATAGGCTTCCAGTAGCTCCTTATTAGTAGCCTCCTGGTTAAACCATAGTCTCTCAATCTCTGCACGTTTAGCAGCTTTAAGACTCTCCTCGTGGTGGTTGGTAGTCATAGTTAACTCCAATCTGTTCCGTATTCTCTTTTCCAAATCTGTTTAAACATTTTGGATCGAATTAACATTTCCTGTTCATCATTAAGAACTTTAGTGGGTATCCCTTTATTTATAATAATTCGGGGATATGAAATTTCTATTTTCTTAGTAATTTCATCATGTATCTGTTTTAGTGTTAAAGACATAATTAAGTTAAATAAATGTATTTAGAGGTCATTTTAATAACCCCTCTAAAAACTCCATACGGTGATGTAAAGCAACTATTGAAGCTTCACTCCTGGTAGGTTTACAACCTATCCATTCATCACAGAATCTAGTTACATATTGCGGTTTTTTATATCCGCAGTATTCAAGACTAATACTGTATCTTTCATCTAATTTGTTAGTCATGTGATTAATTAGTTACTGGGCAGTATTCGTAGCTGTAAACAACTACTAAGGTTCAATCTATGAGAGAACCCTTTAAAACCTCCGCAGAGGCTTTAAGGGACTTTCTAAGAGCTTTAGAACATATCAGATATACAAACTACATGAGAGTCTAGTTGTGGATCCTCCCAACTTGTCCATACTCTATCCTTATCATCAGGACAATGGATTTTCTTAAGTGTGTTTAAGATGCCGTATTCAATCTGCTCTTTAATCTGATATGCAACAGAATTTCTAAATTCATAATGCTCGCAGCTCTGATACTCCCATCCTCGAAGCATCTGCCATACCATCATTAATCCTTTAGGGTCTCTATCTGATAACCACTTGGTAACAGTTGATGACTTCTTAAACTCATAGTTACTAGAGATTAGTTCCTGGTAGTCGTCAGGATAACGAGCTTGTAAACTTCTTACATTCTCGTTAAACAATAAATTAAAGACTACAGAACAAGATGCTAGACCTTTATAAACAGGTTTTTGAGCTTCTATTTGTTTAGAAGCTCTTAACCTGAAATCTTCCATCCTTTCAAAGTAATCCTTCTTAAGTGAGACTTCTTCTTGAGCTACTACATAAGCTCGTTCTAATGCTTGTCCTGGTCTCTCGTTCCTTGGCTGGCTGTGGTATTCATACCAGAATGTTGCAAGTGCATTAATACAGTCTTGATCAGTTAAGTGTGCTGACATAGTTTTTAAAAGTTTCTGGGGCTTAGTACTGGCCATCTATTAGTTAACTATTAGTTAGCTAGTACTACCTTGTAGTATTACTAAGTGGTGGGCATCGATAAAATAAAATAACAAATATTGAAACAAAACTTAACATTTGACCTCTAAACACCCACTAACTGGATTATAAGTCCAGTAAAAACTTAGTCATATCAATTATTTATAGCAACTAACCACTAAATCCACAGCAAAAAGTCTAACCATAGGGGTAAAAACGACATATGCGTATATATGTAAACCCTTCAAATTTTTGTTTCAAAATTATTTTGTAGAGTATCTATAGTTATCTATAAGATATCTATAAGTTAACTATAAGAAGACTATAAGATCCCTATAGACTGCCCAGAAGTGTCTTGTAGGGATCTTATGTTATTTATTTTAGATGATGCTGTGGTTGATTAATCTTATTTACCAACTATCATCATCTAATTTAACTATCTGTGGGAAGTATGTGGACTAAACTGGGCAGTAATTTGTCAGAGCCAAATCACTACCCACATTCTAAGGTCTAACTTAGGGACATCCCCCCCTATAGTCCCCCCCTTCATTAGGTCACTAGTACGACCTAATAAGAATTATTTATAAATCCATCGTTAGAGGTATTAGAATTACTTATCTGTCTAGGAGTTAGCCCGAGTGCAGTTTGAGTGACGGTGCTGTTTAGAGAAGAACCCCAGTTATCAAGGTGTATAGCTAGTAATTCATCTTTACGGGATCTTATATTACGGTCTTCATCAGCGGACATGTAATCAGTCCAGTAGGCAACTGCTCCTGATAGAGCGTCAAGGATGTCATCGTGTACCAGTGAACCTCTATGTTTGGTTATTCGAGACATCTGATAGAAGAGTTGCAGTTTAAGTTTGCGTTCTGGTGCTTCGTTGGGGTTGGATCTATAGTCTTTTTCCACTACCTTTCTATCGATAATTAGTCTGTGAGAGTTCATTACAGGTTCAAGGATGTCTATAATCCTTAATTCTTTAGTCTTTGTATTGCGTACGTCCTGTACTTCACAGGGGTGATACCTCATAAGGAAGGGTTTTAGGAGTTCAGCAAACATACCACCACCCATGTTTGATTCAACGAGAATGGTATTTACCTTATTGGTCTTGGCAATTTTAGATAATGTTGTTAATACTGCATCAGAGTAACCACCATTAAGACCACCTGCGTCTGGGACGTAAAGATTACCGTTAAGCATCTTTACTACGGCATAACCTGTGGCATCTTTACCCTTACCGGAGGGGTCAATGAACATGACAGAGCCTGTATATTCAATCCAATCACCAAATTGCTGTGCAGGTCTGTAGAAATGATCTCCATTAAAGCCTACACAGGGTAATTCTTTGATGACGTATTCAGGAGAAGAGGACCATATTACCTTTTCCGGTGCATGATCAGGGTTAACACTGCTGATGATTAGATCTGATAGCTTAAGAGGGTAACGGTCTTGATCAGAGAGGCTAGTATCAAGCATGAATTGCAGAGAGAACCCAGAACGTCCATAGGAGGCCTCACGTTCCATGAGATCTATTGAACTGAATCTTTCTGGGTCAACAGGATCTTTAGGCTTTACAAGCTCTTCTGCAAGGTTCTGAGCTAACTTGGGAGCTAACCTATCCCCATAGTTGTTTTTAAGTTCTGGATAACGTGCAGTCCAGATGCGTGTTGTATATCCTCTTTCTTCAAGGGTTAGATATAAAGATTGTTCTGTTTGAGGAGTACCGAGAAAGGTTATTTTACCGTTAGGTTTCAAGATGGCATCAAATTCTTTAACAGCTTCACTTAACTTGTCTCTCATCGGTTGAGTAAAGGAATTATTTGGTACTTCTACATCATCAGCTATAACCTCATCTGCTCTACTACCAGCCATCTGTCCAAGAACACCCTGAGACTTAACTGAAGGGGCGTGGTCAGCAGATGCAGGGCCAACATCAAAACTTATTTTAGAGTTTCTTTGAGAGTCTTCTGGACGTAATGGGGCTAATATTGGCATCTCGTTTATAAGACGCATGGTGAATGTACTGAAGTTATCTGCTCTGTCTTTACTTGCAGAGACAACAAGGAATTTTAGTTGTGGATTTATCCGTAGTTTCCACACAACGTAGGTAGAAGTGATCCAACTCTTACCAACACCTCTAAATGCCTGTATGATTTTTCTTCTGGGACCGTATTGTAAATATTCAGCAATGTCTAATTGAACAGGAGTAGGATCTGGCAGGTTAAGATGTCGCCAGGTAATGATCAAGAAATATCTAAAGTCTTGTAGTTTTTCAGGAAGCGGTTGCATATTGTTTAAATAGAGATAATTGTTCTACTGGTACTGGTAAATTGCTTT